GCGCGGCCGATGGTCCTGGTGTAAAGGCTGGTGGGGTAACCGACGAACCTGCAGACAACCGGCGCGAGACCATTGGGCTGTCGATGATGACTTCAACCCCGTTGACCCCGCTGCGGTTGCTCAGCAGGTACATGGACATCTTGGTCGCCGCGGTGAAACTGGCCACGAAGCTATAGCGCGTGCGGGTGGTGGTCAGCGTGATGTCGGGGCTGAACTTGGCCGCACCGTCAGTAAGGGCCAGAGCGACCTTGTGACCTGGCGTGGTCGACGAGATATAGGCCGATACGATGTAGTCGCCGGGCTCGAACGCCATGTTGTAGTTGGCCGCGTTGTTGGCCGGCGCGAACATTGTGTACAGCGACTGGTTGGTGCTGCCGGTGGTGATCTTCAGACCATAGCCGGATAGCGCCTCTGGCACAGCCTGGGTGACGACCGTTTGCGTACCGGCAACAAGCGTCGGCAGCACGGCGGTTCCCCAGCTATAGGTATCGGGCAGAAGGTTGACGTTGTCGCTGGATATCGGCAGCAGCACATCGACCCAGGCGGTGCCGTCGAATTTCACGATCTGCCCAGTAGCGGCCACCTCGGCCAGCCAGCCTCGCGCCGGGGTGTAGAAGTTCCACGCGCCCTCGACCCGCACGGCCACCTTGTTGCCCTGCCCAACGAAGTCACCGGTCGCGCCGGTTGCCGGGACGATGTAGCGCGTTCCGTTGTCGGTCACGGCTGGCGTTGTGGCGGTCACGCTCAACACCGACAGGCCGAGCAGCGCGTCGATCTTCTTGAAGTTGTTGCTGACTGGGTTGCCCCAGCCACTATCGCCTGGCGTACCGCCGCTGCGTGGCGTCCAGCCATACGACAGGCTCAGGTTGGGTGCGATTTTTTCAGGCATCGTGCATTCCCTTTAGGTGGTTGGGCTTAGTCATCCCAGTCAGCTCCATAGTCAGCTCCCCACCCGCTAAGCAGGTCGAGGGTCAGTGTCATGTCGTGGATAAAGTCTTGATAGTTGTCCAGGTCATCGCGGATCGTGCGGACGACAATGCGGGTAGCCCCGCTTGGTAGCCCTGCGACGGGCAGTTCGACGAATCCGGTGGAAGCGTCGGGCACCAGCACCGAGGATACAACCACGCCACCCTGCATAGCGAACACGAGTGCCTGGGTGTTGGCTTCAGGGGCTACGCTACCGGCGTTCCACAGCACCTGGGCGTCAGCGTTCTGCAGCAGGCGGTTGCGCGTGTTCCAGTCGATGCGCAGATAGCCGTCAGTTACCGACATCGTGCTTGGCCAATACTCGCCTTCGATTCGGACGTTGGCCACTGGGTATGGTCGGCCCTGGCGGCCTTCCAGATAGGCAGGTGTTGCCGGAACGTCTGCGACTTCGGTGGTGCCGAGCGAGGTCTGCATGGTCATCTTGTAGTTGACCGACTGCGCCATCGACCGGGCTGTCGGGTCGACCGGGAACTGCTCCTTGCCGATGAACCAGATGCGCGTGCCAACCGGCCAGGCCTTTGGGTGGGTGTCCATGAGCCCGCGCTGCAGGGTGAAGGTGCCGTTGCCGATGTTCTGCACCACCCGCACGATCTCGGCGGTGTCGCCGCTACCCAGGATGGCGAACGAGTCGGTTTCGATGCGTGAGCGATTGGTCAGGCTGCTAACCAGAATGGTCGCCGTGTTTTGCCAGCTTTGGCCCAAGGCAACCGACAGCACTGCGGTGGGCGTCGAGTTTGCGGTGTCGGCCAGCACGTATTGCGTGGTGCTCGGCAGGATCTGCTCAGCGAACAGGCGGGCCGACTGGATGCCCAAGTTGGTGGTGCCGGCCAGCACGGTGCCATAGGTGACTTCGATTTCGGGGACGACGCCGGCAAAGGCCTGGAACACATACCAGAATGGCAGCTCGAAGGGCGCCAGGTACTCGAACTGGGTCGGTTGGGTCCGCGTGTCCACCCAGTCGCTTGGCTGCTCACCGTTAAACGTCGCCTGGGCCTGCCCGAAGACATCCTCGACCATGGCAATGGTGATGTCCGACTTGTCCTGGCTCTGCGTGGTCTGCGTGACGCGCATACGCATGGCCACGATGTCGAGGTCTGGCCAGGTGAACGTGACGATGTCGCCCGGGTTGAGCACCCAGGTCTTGCGGTTGGCCACGATCTCGGCAGACGCCAGCGTCGAGCTCAATGCGCGCAAGTCGCGCTGCCCGAGCCTGGCCGCCAAGCTCTCGCTGCGCACGCCCGGGTAGTCCTTGGTGCCGGGGATGATTTGCTCGGTGGCCTCGATGTTGCCGCCGTCGTGGATCGTTAGCGCCTGGTACTCCTCGGTGGCAGGGTTGACCCAACGCACCGTCAGCTCGTTGACCGTCTCGCCGTACATCCGGCGCGAGAATGAATTGAGCTTGCAGATGTCCGGGCCAATCGGCATGACCACGGGGTCGTTGGCACGGATGAGTCGCAGGGTCCACTTCTCCGACTTCTGGTTGTAGAAGAACGTGGCGTCTATCTGGTCGTTGATGGAGTCGATGAACTCCTCGATCGTGCTGGTCTCAGACCACGACAGCGACAACCCAAGCCCCTCGTTGTACAGGATGCCGGCCGCAACGCGGAACGAATCGTCGTCGAGCACCGATGGGTCATAGCCCAACCCCCACTCGCCATTGACCAGGCACTCGTAGATGATGTGCGCGGGGTTGGCGTTTACACCGATCTGCTTGCGCTCGGGATACCACTTGTCGTAGTACACCTCGATGTTGAAGGCGATGTCGCTGATGTACGGGTTGGTGCCCCAGTAGAAGTCGAAGAAGTTCACCATCGCGATGCCGCGGTAGTGTGTCCCCTTGGTCGGCATGTAGGGGAACTCTACACCCAGGGCGATCTGCGGCGCGGTACTGGTAGTGCCGTCGGCATTGACGCCCATCAGCATCTGGTTAAGGCCACCGAATCCCACCTCGAAGAACCCACCCACGCCGCCCTCAAGGCTCTCGCCACCGAACAGGCCGTCCTGGCTCGATCTCCCGGTTTTGCTGTTGTCGTTGTCGGCGTTGCGCCGAAGGTCACCACGCCACGCCACCTTGTCTTTGACCCATATCTCACGCAAGGCGTCGATTGGGCCGTGGCATATGGCCAGGCTCATGCTGCGGTAGTAGCGATAGCCAACGACTGACTTCTTTGCGCCACCCCCACTCATTGGTTAATCCCTGCTGCGCGTTTGATGGCCAACTCACATGCTCGGTTGGCGATGGGGCAGTTCAGCGCCTGGATCTTCTCGATGGCCACGCCGTCCTTGATGAAGGTGCGGAACTCGTCGGCCAAACCGTTTAAAGCAAACCACTCGCGAGCACCCTTGATGCAGCTGCCCGAGTCGACCACGTCGGCCGGCATTACGCGGATGTCCGTCATTTCTTGATCTCCTTGGTCCTGTCGCCGCCGTAGTCTACGGTGTTGGGGTCGCGCAGGCGAAGCTTGCCGAACGGCTTCTGCACCGGCCGACCAGCGTCAAGCGTTGGGCTGGTGATGCTCTGCGCGCTGGGCGGCTGTCCCTTCTTGGGCTTTGGTGCCAGCGCGTAGGACAGCGCCGTACTGACGATAAGCGTGACGATGAAATAAGCGACTTGAACCCACATGGTCGGGCCTCAGAAGGTGTTGGTGCGGTATGGGTTTTTCGTCGGGATGTTCGGGAATCCACCGTAGTTCGGCGTGTTGTTGAACAGCGCGCAGTTATCCCAGTTGTGTTTGCAACCATAGGACATGGTGATCGGCGTGCCCAGCTCGATGCCGGATATGGCCGCCATCAGCTCGATGCGATAGCCCCCAGTGTCAGGGCTTATGCCTACGATCGTCCGCAGGGCTTTCATGCCGCTGTCGGGGTTGTAGCGGAACGTTCCGCCCAGGAATCGCGTGTGGTCGAACACTGCCGGCACACTGGTGAAGCCGACATGCACGGATCGCGAGTTGACCAGCTGCACGACACTGCCGATGGCGGTGAAGCTTGGCTTGTCTACCCGGCAGATCGCACCATACAGGTCGTGCGGGCAGCCGTACTGGTAGTAACGGCGCAGGCCGATGCGTTTGAGTGACGTGGCCACAGGCTCGCATGACAGCTCCAGCTCTGACTCACGCCAGGTTGGCGCCAGCACTCGACCGGTCCAGATCCGAATGAAGTCATCGAAGCCGTTGGCCAGGGCATGGCCGCGCCAGATGTTCAGCAGGATCTCTCGGCTCGGCGGGGTGATGATGAACAGCTTCCCCAGCGGGCTGTCGTTCGGCATGGTCACATCAAGCTGGGCCTTGTCCAGGGAACCCGAACTGACGATGGGACCATGGGTGATGTTGTAGGGCGCCCAGGTCCGGCCAGCGGCCACGATCTCGCGATCATTCGTGCAGTACCGCAACACGTCATCGGGATCGTCGCCATAGCGGAACTCGAACAGGTTAATGGGTGAGCCTTCGTCGACGCTGCTCTCGATCGTGTTGTAGGCCATGCGGGGGTCCTTTTTATGGCTCGTCGGATACGCTGATGAACGACAACGTAGCCTCGGCCACGCGGTTGCTCCTCCATCGCAAGGCCGCAGTATCGCTCATTTGCCGGACGCGATACATCAGGCTGATCTGCTTGACGTTGGCCATGATCAGCGGCGAAGGAATGTTGCGGTCGAAACGCAGCTGGATGTCGATCGAGTTGGGGATGATCGCCGTCACCCTGGCGGTATAGACCGTGCCATCGCGCATTTCCATGAACAGGGCGACGGTTGGGTCACTGAACACGTTGAACTCGGTGTGCGCGTTGGCCTTGACGAATATGCGGTCGGTCACCCCCGAGTTGCGGTTTAGCGTGATGTCCGAGGTCCAGGATGGCAGCCACGCGGCGTAGCGCCGGCCGTGCAGGCGGTGCAGCAGGCCCAGGTAGGAGTTGATCTGCTCGCGGTTGCGCAGGCTGATCGTACCGTTTACCGTGCGCCGGCCGTAGTCCTCGCCGTTGATTGGGCGAACCGGGCCATTCACATACTCGGCGGTGCTGTTGTAGTTCCAGTTGTTGCCCACGGTCACGGCATCACGCCAGTTCGGCTTGAGCAAGATCACCTCCCGAACATCCGTGCCCACCGTGAAGGTCATCGGGGCCGGCACCTCGGGGATCGGGCGACGGTCTTCCTGCGGGACCATATCGAAGTTGACCTGGGCCTCCATGACGGTGTGAGTGCGGCGCGTGGCGCTTTGCGCAGGCGAAACCATCCCCGAGTCGGTGGGCACCAGGCGGGACGATGCGGGCATGGCCTTAACCACCGGGGCCACCAGCTCTACGCGCAAGCCCACGATGGCGCTGATCTGCCCGAACTCAAGGTCGTTGTTATCCCCAAACCCAACGAAGTCCCCGGGGCCGAACAGGCCGGCAGGCAACTCATCGACTAGCAGGTAGGTCTGCCCAGCCGGCACATCCTGGGTCAGGCTTACCGACAAGTGCCACTGCGGCACACTCAGGATCTGGTTTTGCACGGCACGCAGCAGGGCGTCGTAGCGCCTGGCGTCATCACCCTTAAGCGTGTGCTGCATGGCCAGCGACCGACGAGGCTTGACCCGCATCGACATGCGCTGCTCTTTGCCGCTGAACGACGTGAACACCGTGGTCGACCAGTCGAAAGTCTCGGTAAGGATCGACCGCCAGTTGTGCGTGAATGGCCATGGGGTGTGTTGGGCATCCGGGTCGTCGCTGCTGTTGGTAACGGCCCAGTCCACCATGCCGTTGATCCACTTCAGCGCCAGAGCTCGAATTGATGGGCGATTCGCCGCGCTGCTGTGAGCCCAGGCTGCGACAAGGCTCAACGACTCAAGCATCTCGCCGTGCCAGGTGCCATACCACACACGATTGGCCGCATCGGGGCTGAACGTGCCGGCCATATCGCCGCTTTCGATGTACATGTCGTCCAGCTGAGCCATGGCTTTGTGCAGTACCGCGCGCAGCTGGATAGTCATCGGCCCGGTGGCGTCGTAGTTCGGGCGCTGCAAGGCGTCCAGGCGAGTGACGGCAGTCAGGATCAGTGCGGCCAAGTGCGGGTCGGGGCGGTTGGTCTCGGCCGGGCCTTGCCAGAAGTCGGTGGGCGGCCCGAGCGGCGGGCGGTCAGGGAAGACAATCGGTACACCGTAGATCGGGCTGGTGAATCGCTTGTCGATGTTGAGCATCGGTACGACCAGGTCGGCTTGCGTGATCAGCGCTGCAGAGGCCTTGTTGATCAGGTCGGCGTACTGATTGACGTGGTCATCGGAAAACGCGCCCCAGTCGAACGCACAAGCCCGCTCGATGTAGTCGGCGTAGGTGTTCGAGTAGTCGGCCCACATCGGCAGCCAGATCTTGTCCTGGGCCAGCCACGCCATCATGTTTGTTGCGGTGGCGATCGCCTCGGCCTTCAACGTTTGGTTGGTGGTGCTGGCGGCCAGGGTCAGCAAGTCGTTTACAGGGCGATACTGGAACTCACCCCAACGGGCACGCTCATCGGCGCCGTTCCAGTCAAACGTGCCGGCCGTGCCGTATTGGATGGCCCCCTCATTCTGCAGGTGGTAGACCGGGGCAAATGGCCCAGTGTTTGGCTGGCCGGTCTGAATCTTCCATTGTGCCTGGGCATCACGCAGCAAGGCCGATCCCTTGACTGGCATGGTCGTGTCGGCAGCGCCGAGGAACAGCGACGGCGTTTGCATACCGCTGTAGGCCGGCCCACGGCGACCCAGCAATGAGCGTGGCGACGACCCGAAGTTGATGACACCCGGCATAATGCCCGGGCTGTATGGCGACGTATCGCTGAACAACGCGGCCAGCTGGGCTTGCCCTTTCACTGCTGCGGCAGCCAACGTCCAGGTGTCCCCGGCGAACACGATCGAGGCAAGGTTGAACGCTTCGTAGCAGGCCAGGTACAGGTCGCCATGGGTGACGATCTGCTGCTTATCCAAGGTCTTCCAGTCGGGCCAATAGTCGAACACCTGACCACGGTCGATGAGCACCGAGTCCTTGGTCGAGAAGACCACGATCAGGTTGCCGTTGAACGGTGTGACCAGCTTTACCCGAACACCGCCGCCTGGGTCGTAGGCGTAGCTGGCCACCGGGTAGTTGGTGCCGACAAGCAGTGGAGCATACGGGTTCTGGAATGCCAGCACTGCGTCGGTGCTCATTGCCCGGAAGACGATGTGGACCGAGCTGGACGGCAACACAACCTCGCCATTGACGAAGGTGTAGACCGGCGTGTAGTGAATGGTCGCGGCGTTGAATGGCGACTTGGCTGCCACGGCCACGTTGGGCGTGAACGAGCTGGTCGGCGATATCACCGACGGCACGCCGCTGTCGCGGAAGATGTACTCCAGCAGCGAGTAGAGTGCCGATTCGGCCATCTCGCGAGCATCGTCGCGGCCCGCGTGGATGTAGGCCCGCAGCATACCGATGATGAAGTGCGCCTGCGCTTCGGCGGTGCCGGCTGCCGAGGGCAACGTAGCCCCCAGCAACTCGG